AGAACGTGCAGAGACTGGTCGTGTCTACATCATGAACATTGATCACTGCAATTCACACAGTTCTTTCATTGATAAAGTCTGGATGAGTAATCTTTGTCAGGAAATTACCCTTCCTACGGATCCTCTCCAACATATTGATGATACTTCTGGTGAGATTGCACTCTGCATTCTATCTGCAATTAATGTTGGTAAGATCCGTGCAGTTGATGATCTTCAAGAACTCTGTGATCTCGCAGTCCGTGGTCTAGAAGAACTGATCGACTATCAGGATTACCCTGTTCTTGCTGCAGAACTTGCAACAAAGTCACGTCGTTCTCTGGGTATTGGTTATATTGGTCTCGCTCATTATTTTGCGAAACATGGAGTTAAGTATGATTCCCAAGAAGCTTGGGATATGACCCATGAACTGACAGAGGCTTTCCAGTATTATCTTCTCAGGGCATCTAATCAACTTGCAAAAGAGAAAAATCCTTGTACCGATTTCAATCGTACAAAATATTATCACGGCATTCTGCCAATTGATACATACAAAAAGGATGTAGATGAAATTTCAAATCCAGGATACAAGTATGATTGGGAGGCTCTTCGTTCCGAGATTCAAACATACGGACTACGACATTCAACATTGTCTGCTCAAATGCCATCGGAGAGCAGTTCCGTTGTGTCAAACGCAACAAATGGAATCGAGCCACCTAGAGGGTATTTGTCCATTAAGAAGAGCAAGAAGGGACCACTTAAGCAGATCGTACCGCAATACGGTAGTCTTAAGAACGCTTACACTCTTCTTTGGGACATGTCTGATAATAGTGGTTACATCAATGTTGTTGCTGTGATGCAAAAGTTCTTCGATCAAGCAATTAGCGGTAACTGGAGTTATAATCCAGAAAATTATCCAGATAATGAAGTTCCAGTGTCGGTCATGGCAAGTGACTTCCTAAAAACTTATAAGTATGGTTGGAAGACTTCTTATTATCAGAACACTCATGACCAAAAATCCGATGAGGTAAAGGAGGAAACTACTAAGGATCAACTAAACAAAATACTTGAACAAATTATGGAATCTAGTGAGGAAGATTGTGAAAGCTGTAAAATCTAGTAAACTTAACGAGGAATTACAAATGATAGAAGGAATGACCGTATTCAACACCAGCACCGATGTTGATACCCGTAAACAACCCATGTTTTTTGGTCAACCACTGGGTTTACAGCGTTATGATTCTTACAAGTACCCCGTATTTGATAAACTAACCCAACAACAACTTGGATACTTCTGGAGACCTGAGGAGGTCTCCCTTCAGAAGGATCGTAGTGATTATCAACAACTACGTCCAGAACAAAAACATATCTTTACTTCTAACCTGAAGTATCAGATCATGTTGGATTCGGTTCAGGGACGCGGCCCTTCTATGGCTTTCCAACCTTATTGTTCTCTTCCTGAACTGGAAGCGTGCATGGAGGTTTGGGGATTCATGGAGATGATTCATAGTCGTTCTTATACATACATTATAAAGAATGTTTACTCTGATCCTGGAGAAGTTTTTGATCATATCCTTGACGATGACAAGATTGTAAGTCGTGCAACCTCTGTTACTGAGGCATACAACGACTTCATCAATTCTGCACAACACTATGGAACTAGTAATGACTGGATTCATGCACAAGAAGGTGCAGGTTACTTCAAAGAGAACCGTAAGGAACTCAAAAGAAAACTTTATCGTGCTGTTGCCAATGTCAATATTCTCGAAGGTATCAGGTTCTATGTCTCGTTCGCTTGCTCGTTTGCGTTTGGTGAACTCAAACTTATGGAAGGATCCGCTAAAATCATCTCTCTCATCGCCAGAGACGAAAACCAACATCTTGTCATTACTCAAAACATCCTCAACAAATGGCGTGAAGGAGATGACCCAGAAATGCAAGAGATTGCTAAAGAGGAAGAACATTGGGTAACTGAATTGTTCCGTAAGTGTGTGAACGAGGAGAAAGAATGGGCCAAGTACCTGTTCAAAGATGGATCTATGATTGGTCTGAATGATAAACTCCTCAACAACTATGTTGAGTGGATTGCTAATCGTCGTCTTAAGGCTATTGGTATGAAACCCATCTATGACATTCCTGCAAAGAATAATCCACTTCCCTGGACTGAACACTGGATCTCTTCTAAGGGTCTTCAGGTTGCACCACAAGAAACGGAAGTTGAATCTTATGTTGTAGGTGGTATTAAACAAGACGTGAAGAAAGATACGTTTGCTGGGTTCAAACTCTGATCTAAATACTAATAACAACTGAATTGAATTTAGTCTTATGGCTACTACAAGTAAAACTCCGAGGGTAGTTTCCGAAGAACTACCCGCTAACCCCTTTGCTTTTGAAGTATTTGCACTTGCATCCAAACAGAGAAGTAATGCAAAAAAAGCAGAAGTGTTGAAGACCTATTCACATGAATCACTTCAAGCTCTTTTAATTTGGAACTTTGATGAAACTGTAATTTCCGAATTACCAGAAGGTTTGGTTCCATATGCTAGTGTTGGGCAACAGAATGTTGTTACTGGCAACCTCAGTGATAATATCAATAGATCTATAGAAATGATGCAAGAGTTGGATTCCAATTCTATTGGATCTCAAGATCAAGGTAGAACTTCTATTAGAAAAGAATACACATACTTCTATAATTTTGTAAAAGGTGGTAATGATACTCTCTCCAATAGAAAAAGAGAGATGATGTTTATTAATATTTTGGAAGGACTGCATCCACTGGAAGCAGAAATTCTTATGCTTGTTAAAGATAAAAAACTAGATACCAAGTATAAAATTTCTAAAAAGAATGTTTCTGATGCTTTTCCTCATATTCGGTGGGGCGGAAGATCATAAATACTTCTTAGGAAAATAGTATTAAATCAAAATGGCAAAACAGGGGATATTTACCGGTAGTTCTCCAAATGATGGAACAGGAGATTCTCTGGCTCTTGGTGCAATTAAGGTAAATCAAAACTTCGATGAAGTTTATTCTACTTTTGGTGATGGAAATAATTTAATTAGTTACGTAGACACTGCTGGAGTATCTACTGTATCGGGTGGATTAACTGGTAATCCATCAATAAACATAACCAGAATAACTGGTACTGCAACTAGTAGCATTATTCCATTCTTATACAGTAGTTATTCAGATCTTCCTTCTTTTAGTGACTATCATGGTGCTTTTGCTCATGTTCATGATACTGGAAAGGCATACTACGCACATACTCGTTGGGTAGAACTTGTTAATACTAACGATGACCGTACTGTAGGTACAGGCACAGAGAATTATAACGTAGGTGTAATAACTGCTACTACTTTTTATGGTGATGGATCTCAACTAACGGGGATAGCAGCAACTGGTGGAGGCGGTGGTATTGGGACAGACGGTAGTGTTAATACTACTGGTATTATCACTGCTTCAAGATTCTTTGGTGATGGATCTGGACTAACAGGTATTAGTGCTGATAGTGCATGGGTAAATATAAATCTGCCTGGGGACGGTTTAGGCACCTATGGTCAACCACTTGGTATCCACACCACCAAACACGTTGGTATTGGTACAACTGCTGATTCAGCAACAGTTTTACATATAGATGCATCGACAGTTGGATCAGCAGGAACCCCCTATGGTCTCCGTGTGGATGGTGATGCTAATATTAATAATGTAAGGTTCCAGAATACAAACAACGGGTTTACAGGATTCTTATTCCCATCTTTCATAAACCAAGTAGGTGGTGATGGTAATGGATATGGCTCAGCGCTTCAATACAATCAGTTAGATGATGCACCTTTTCATATCAGAAGTCATTCCAAGTTCACAAGAACCGTACAAATTGGTACTTCTTTTTATGATGTTGGTGATGGCGCAGTTCTCTATCCTGGAATTTTCATGGATGGTGGATCTGCAACAATCGCAGTAGGTGCAGGCATTACAATAAATGGTCAGAGTGGAGTCATCACTGCCACATCATTTAGCGGTGACGGTTCTGCACTCACTGGAATTTCAACATTCTCTGGTGACTATAATGATCTAATTAATCAACCATCAATTCCTTCTATTTCTGGACTTGCATCAGAAGGATATGTTGACTCTGCTACAGCAAACTCTGCAAATTGGGATACTGCATATAGTTGGGGTGATCACAGTACTGCTGGTTATATCACCACTTCCCTTACTATTGATGGACTTGCAGATGTCAATGCTGGAGCGCCAAGTGTTGGTCATGTATTAAAGTGGTCTGGTACTCAGTGGGTTGCTGCTGCTGACCAAACTGCAGCAGGTGCTGGTATTGGATTGTCAGATCTTTCAGTAACTATTACCTCTGCTGGAATTAATTCTTTAACATATAATGATATCACTGGTGTTTTTGAATTTACACCAACGGATGTTTCTGGATTCTCTACAACAGGGTATGTTGATAATTTAGTCGCTATTTCAACATTCTCTGGTGACTATAATGATCTAATTAATCAACCATCAATTCCTTCTATTGCTGGTTTGGCTTCCGAGGGGTATGTTGATAATGCCGTAAGTACAAAAGCAGATCTAGATGGTGCAACTTTTACTGGTGTTGTAACAGCAACTTCATTCTCTGGTTCTGGCATAGGACTTACAGCATTGCCTGCTGGACAACTTACAGGAGCATTACCTGCACTTGATGGTTCCGCACTTACTGGCGTTACATCTTATACAAACTCTGACGTAGATACACACCTGAATACTGGTACTGCTTCTGCTGGTGAAGTTCTAAGTTGGACTGGTTCTGATTATGATTGGGTAGCTCAATCTGGTGGTGGTGGAAGCATCGCTGGTATTGATACCACAGGAACATCATTCTTCAATCAGATTAACGCTTCTGGTATTGTTACTGCTTCAAGATTCGAAAGCTCTTCCGCAGGAACCCCAACGATTGATTCGCCAAATAATGTAAACATCAATGCAGTAACCGTTGCGATCAGTACGAATCTAACAGTTGGTACATCAGTCGTCGCTGCTGGACAAACAATCAATTCAACTGGTGTTCAGGTTAGTGGTGTTGTAACTGCAACTTCTTTTGTTGGTGATGGTTCTGGACTGACTGGTGTTACCGTTACTGAAACTGATACTCTTGCATCAGTAACTGTAAGAGGTAATACAACAACTGATAATATTGTAGCTAACTATTATGAAAATAATGACACGACAGGTGATGGAACTGATAGAGGTTACTGTATTAAGTATTATGTAACAGAAGATGGAACTAACTCTGCATATCGTTTTGCAGGTCCAGGACTATTAAATACAACAGACAACCCAACTTTCTATCTACAAAGAGGATTCACATATATCTTTGAAAACTCCACTGGAACTGGACATCCCTTCCGTATTCAGTTTACTGGAACAACTACTGGTGTTGGAACCTATGTCCAAGGTTCTCAAACAGGAACACAGTACTTTACTGTTCCATTTGATGCACCTTCTTCATATGAATACCAGTGTACTCTCCACTCTGGCATGAAAGGAACCTTCAACGTAGCCTGATAAAAGATGACTCTCAAAAAATATACAATCAGCGTAACAGAAGCACAATACTGGGACGAGATCCATAACGTCCTAGTAGAGGATTCCAATGAAGATGGAATTCCAGATAGACAAGTAACTTGTAGTGACTATAAAGAACATAGTCCTACAAGAGGAACTTTTTTACTTCATGGTAATGAAGCGCAAGAGATTGCCAACCATCCTCATGTTGAGTGGATTGAATTGGATCCGACTGAATATCCAGAAGAATATCCAAAACCAGGTCACTATATTAAAAGATTTAATAAAAATGTAAAAGTATATCGTGATTTGGATTCTTCTGGAATTCCTGCAACAAGTCCAACTTCTGCAGAGTTGGATAGAATTGGTTGGGGAATAATCAGGACTGGAATTAAGACTGCAGGAGACTTCTGGGGTTCCCAATGGGGATCATCGGGTGATGCTCCACCAATCAGTTCGGATGTTAGTTATAGTTTAACTGGAAAAAACGTTGATGTAGTTATTCATGACTCAGGTGTTCTTGCATCCCACCCAGAGTTCTTAGATGAAAATGGAGTGTCTAGAGTAAGAGATGTTGTTCTAGATGGTCCATATTATATTGATCCGGATTATTTTGATAGTAATGGATATACTTATACCAGATGGGACGGTAGAATAGGAATAACAACCACTTCCGCACACAGTTGGTGGCAGAATGGTGCAAACAGATCAGCGCAGTTTAGTTCAATAGGTACGGTAAACATAAGTTCAACATACACAGCATCCCGTTCTATTGGTGTTGGTAGTGATGGTTCTAGTGACTTGTCAAGTGGACATGGTACAGCTTGTGCTGGTTTAGTTGCTGGGAAAACTCTTGGACTTGGATTTGAAGCAAATATATGGAACATGTCTGGTATCGGTGAACCTGCTTCACTGAGCATTAGTATCGAACAGAATTATGATTTAATGAAACTGTTCCACTTACATAAACCAGTTAATCCAGAAACAGGGGTAAAGAACCCAACACTTATCAATGGAAGTTGGGGATATCAGGCAGCGTTCTCTTCTTCAAGTACGGTTACATATTTGTTTAGAGGTAGTACTGGTACGTTCACTGGAAATGCTAGTGTTACTGACCAAGTAACGGCTATGAAGAGTGGATTAAATAATCAGGTTCTTGGTGCTTATGAATCTTGGTCTTCTTCATCTCGTTCAAATTCTACCGATACTGCTGCTAGAGAAATGATGGACACTGGAGTGATTTATGTTGCTGCAGCAGGAAATAATAATCAAAGACTTGGTGTAGGATCATCAGATCCCGATCGTCTAAATTATATGTCCGATAATTATTTCGGCTCAACAGATCCAAGATCACACTTTCCAACCAATTGCGTTCCCTGTAATCATAGGGATTGGATGAATCCACAGGGTATTGGATTCAATTCTACCACTGATCCAGAATGGCATCCAGTCATTTGTGTTGGTGCCCTAAATGATGAGTTTTATGATACTGAATTGAGAGAAGCAAAAGCAAACTATTCCAATAATGGCCCTGGAATTGATGTCTGGGCCCCTGCAGATGAAACTTTGGCACCAGGAACTAATGGAGTTTCTTCTTATGAGGACTTCCAAAGATATGATGATAGTAGATTTTATGATTGTCGTTTTAATGGAACTTCTGCTGCTGCACCAGTTGCTTCATCGGTATTATCAGTATATCTTCAAACAAATCCAACAGCAACACAAAGAGAAGTAAAATCTTGGATACGACAAACTGGTTCTGTCGTCGTTGCAGACGAACAGTTTCAAGATAGTCAACCAGATGATACTCAGACAACCTATTGGACATACAGTTACACCCTAAGAGGTGCAGAAAGAAGAGTCATGTACAATCCTTATGCCAATGATACTATTCCAAGGATTGAAGGACTTAATCTTTCAGGTGGACTGAATATCAAGATAGTGTGATGTTTGCGGATCTGGTTATTCCATCAGATCCAATAACTTGAATTTTTACTGTAGTATCGTTAACTACTTCAAAACTTAAACCAGTACTTGAACTTGATGGTGCGTCAGATCCTCCACTTCCTCCTGGAGTGCCATCATCGGAAGCTGATGAGAATGAGTTGTCCATGTATACTGTAACTCTACCGACACCATCTGGTGGGGTAACATGGAGATTTGCCCCGAAGTTAATCTCCTTAGCAATTCCTTTTCTTACATTATTATCTAATATATCAAGACCAGCAGCACTTGCAGCTACATTTTGGAGTTGACTTCCATCACCAAAAAATTGTGTTGCAGTGATAACTCCAGCAGCTGTTATATTTCTAACTTCTATATGTTCTGTGGTCGTAATTCCTGTGTTTAGGATACCGCCAACACGTACAATTGGATTTCCAGTTAAGTTTTCTGCGACTGTTGCGATGCCTGCAGTACTTGCATAACTTATTACATTATTTCCATCTCCAAGAGTATCATAAATCTCGGTAAAATTGTGATTAATTTTACCCATTGCGACTCTCAACGAATCGCCTTGACCATCGTTGGGAGTACTACCAGTATTAATACCGAGTTTAGACATTAAATTACCTTATCCCTATTTTTATATTTATCTCTAACTACCACCAACGTTACTATATCACAAACTTTCAGTCATTGCAATGTATAAATATTTTCATAAAAGTACTTTTTGCCGTAGTTAAGATGGAAGGACAAGACATTAAAGGTTTGATGGAGGCCTATTCGCAAGTGTATGAGACTCCTGAGGTTCTTAATGAGGAAGTTGTAGAAGAAGATTCTGAAGTTCTTGATGAACAGGGGAGAACAAGAAATAGACCTTCACCTGAGCAAGTTGCTGCCAATAGAAGAGGTCTTGCGAATACACTTCTCTACGGTAATCCTAAGGGAAGAAACAATAGGGTAACCACCCCAAGACAAAGACAAAGGAACAGAACTAGTACACAACCTACAAGACCCGTTGCTAACCTTCCTGCAGACTATAAGAAAACTGAACTAGCAGCTGGTGCAGCAGCAGAAAAATCTCGCCCTGGTGCAGGGCTGCCCGTAAGTGGTGGTGGTAATCAGGGTTCTAATAGACCAGCTCCAAGACCATCTGCAGCACCTGCCAGAGATAGAATGGCAAATGCTTCTAAGGAAGACCGTATGGCTGCTTGGGCAAAAGCAAATCCAAAACTTGCTGCTGCAAAGGCAGAGAGAGATCGTACTAGGGGAACTAGTGCATCCACCAATCCTCTAATGAAGGGTATGCCAGGTGCAACTCTTAAGAAAGCACAAGAAGCACCAAAACCACAAATGAGTGCAAGAGCACAAGCACTTAAAGCAGGTGGTCCTGCTGGTGGTGCAAGAGAAAGAATGTTAAATCAAGATCTAAACATCTTTGATCTAGTCAAAGGTCACCTTCTAGATGAAGGTTATGCGGAGACAGAAGAGGGTGCAATGGTCATCATGGTCAACATGAGTGAAGAGTGGAGAAGAGACATTCTAGAGTTCCTTGGCGGTCAAAAAGGCGACGGATACCTCGGTCACCCAAGACTCGGTATCAAGAATCCAATGGCTAAGAAACAGTCAGACACAAAAACCTCCTCAAATACTGGACTTGCTGGTAAACTAGGTAATAGAGCTGCTGCTCTTGATGCAGCAATGGGAAAATAGTTCATAATCATTAAGTTTTAAGAGTCCGCTTGACGGACTCTTTTTTTATGGGTAAAATAACTCTGTAAGGGTTCAAAGATAAATAAGGCTTTGATACTCATAAGCTTTGATGGATTGTGATTATGAAAACCCATGGACCTTTATGGAGAGACCTTTTAGTTCTGATGATATTCTGGACTACTATGGTTTTGTTTATCTCATTACCAATAAGTTATAACAATCCAAAATCAATTATAGAGTTAATTGATAGTAAAGATTAATCCTTCTTCCAATTGTTTTTTGTACTTTTGAAATCCTATTTTCTTTTCTTTGATATATGATGTAACACTCTGCCAAGTATTTGTTCCGTCACTTATTTTTACATTTCTTGATGTAG